CCCCTCGCCCAGATTGAAGATGTCACTCAGGGACTCCATCCCCACGTCGCCTACGAACGACATGATCCCGGACCACTGCTCACGCGTGGCGGCTTCGTTGATCAGCCTGCGCTGCGCGGAAACCTGCATGGCTGCGATCCCCTCTTTCGAGGTGAGCACGTCAGCTTGGAGGGTGGCCTGGAGATCCCGGTCGAGCTCATTTTGGATGAACTGCCACTCTCGGTTGGCAGACGCCATGTCGTCTTCGTGTTCCCACTTCCGCTGCTCGAGCCACTGACTGCGGATCCACGCCTGATTCTCCAGGCGTCCCTGTATCAAGAGCTGTGCCTCGTCGCGCTTGATGCCGAGGTCGTTCTGCAGTGTGACGAGGGTCTCGTTCGTGACCGCGGTGCCATCAGCCCACTGGGTGACGTTGTCTTCATCGACGTAATACCCGCCATATTCCCGGATCATGTCCTGCTGGAAGACCAGCTCCTGCCGGATAAGGTCGTGCTTCTGTTGTGATGTCAGCTGCATCTTCGAGAAGATGCGGTCCAGCCGCGCCATCTCCTTGACGTGGGCATGGTCCTCCTCTTGGAATCCACGCCTTATCAATTCATCTCGATCCATCGTCGCAAGCTCGTGCGCCTGGATGTCTTCACGCTGGATATTTGCGAAGATCCGAGATAGCCTGAGATTCTGCGTGTTGAAGAAGGCTTCGCCATGCACAGTCATCACGTCGAAATAGACCTGGCCATCAGGCCGGGTCTTCTCGACGGAGATCTCCCCACCTTCTCGACGGATGGTATCGATCTCTGCCTGGTCCCACTGATGCCTTGTGGCCCATTCCTCGGACCCGACAATGCGCGTCTTCTGCCCCGTGTTGGGGTCGATGTAGAGCCCACCATCCCGCATGAGGGCAGAGAAGCGCTGGCTGTCGGTCTGCATGATGAAGGACATCTCGTTGGTGCCATAGATGTGCCTCGTCATCTCCTGACCACTGGGCCCTGTGTAGATCTCGTCGTAGCCGAAGACGATGTCGCGCTTGGTTTGGTCGTCCATGTCGACCATGTATTTCTTGAGGGTCTCCGTCCCGTCGTCGAAGTAGCCCCTCGCCTCGGCCCAGGCCAACTGGTCCCGCTGTGACTGCAGGGATTCCTTCCGCATGTAGTACATCGTGCCGTCTGCTCGATACTTTCTCATAAAGGCTTCGCCACTCACCTCGAGCTCTGCAAGGTCTTGGTTGATCTCCTGCTGCCTGGTGGCCAGGTCGAACTGATCTCCTGCGAGGTCGAGATGTCCCTGTGCAATCCCCACCTGTTGAGCAGCGAGGGACGAGATGAAGATCTCCCCCAGGGTGCCGTCTGTCATCAGCTTCTTTGTCATGTCCTCGGTCAGGCCAAGCGCACCAAACCTGTTGTTGAGGTCATTCTGCACAAAGGCCCAGTCCTGCTCGACCAGCCCCTCGGCGCCGGCATACTTGGATAGATCCAGCCCAAGCCTCTCGCCGGTGAGATACCCTTTGCCGAGCTTCACCATCCCGGTGGTCTCTTCGAGGTCCTGCTGCTTCTCATAGTCGAACTTCGACCCGGCGAGAGTGCGCTCGGTGATCTCCTCGCCCTTCTCATCGAACCGGCCGGTATTGAAAGTGCCGGTCAGCGTACCCTCTGCGATGCGCTGAGAGTGCTCCTCTTTCTCACGCTTGAGCGTCTTGATTCTGGAAGTGATCTTGCCCTTCTCGGAAGGGTCTCCCAGAGCAATGCGCCGAGCCTGGCTGTTGGACACAAAGGCCCCATACTTCTCCCGGAAGCCGGACTTGATAGAGCCCACTGCATCATTGAATGCCCCGTCATCCGTGATCTCAGGCGGGGTCCAGCTCTTTCCGCCAAGACCGGGATCCGGGGAAGTCGGCTGGTTTTCGTCAGGTGGTGCTCCGAGGTCGAGTTCAGACATTTCTCATTCTCATCTATTTACGCGGTGGACATACCGGCTAACTTGTAGAGGTGGTCCTTCCAATGCCGTTGCATGTCGATGTCTTCGATCTGGCCTTTTGTGATCCACCCCTTTTTGAGTCCGTTGACAAGGGGTGCCGTCCCTGCGGCAGTCCAATGGGCGCCAATGGCCCTCTTGAAGATGGCGTTGAGGAAATAGTTTGCCCCACCTCTGGCCTGCATGTAGTCCGTCTGGGCATTCGGGGCTTTCCCAGGGATGTATGACATCGTCTTGCCATCGTCGTCGACATAAGTCTCAAAGATCTCAGAGAATGCACCGTAATCTCCCAGGGCGGCCAGCTCTGTTGCCGGGATAGCCTCTCCCTTTGAAGTGGCCCTTGTGAAGATTTCCCCGATCTTCTCTTCTCCAAACATCCCCGCCAATGCCGTGACCTGGTCCCCGGTGACGCCGTTGCCGATCATCGTTGACCATTCCTGGTCGAAGGACACTGGCGTGGCAGGATCTAAGCCCTGGAAGTAATCCATCGTGGCCTGGAGCCCCTCGGTGGCGATCATCGCCCTGAACTCATCAACCTGTGCGTCTGAGTAGCCCAGGCCGGACAGCTGTTGTGCTGAAGCCTCTATGGCAGCGGGGTCAACAGTGGGGTCCGTGGGGTCGGGGCCTGGGTCTGTAGTATCACCTGGGTCCGTAGTATCACCTGGGTCTGTAGTGTCGCCTGGGTCTGTAGTATCACCTGGGTCTGTAGTGTCGCCTGGGTCTGTAGTGTCGCCACCTCCCATGGTGCCTGGCGAAATAACGCCATTCATCACGTCCTTGAGGTGCCAGAGGACAGAGTTGTTGATCTTGCCCTGGTTGTAGAGCATCCCGAGAGCCGCGTTGTCGAAGGTCCCGTCCAACACCTGGCCCTCGAGCGTGGTAATCCGGTCGTCACTCGTCTGCCATACAATCGTCCCATCGCCTGGGATGTCGTAATACTTGGCGAAGTTGACTGCGCTATAGTTGGAGTGACCCAACTCAAACGTGCCTTGCGGGACCCATTTCCCATCCGGTGTCTGCACCTGGCCTGCATTTGCGCCCGTGCCGATCGTGAAGCCGAGGTGGTGGTCGCTCCCTGCATCACCACCCGTGTCACCACCCGTGTCACCACCCGTGTCACCACCTCCTATAGACATCCCGAGAGTGTGGCCAGACAGCCCAGCCCGGAGCTGTGGATCCCACGTCGAGGGGTCAAAGTTCCCGCTTGCGAGGGTTGCCTTCAACTGCTCGAATGTAGCACCGCTGGTCAGGGTGGAATTGAGCATCCCGAAAGTCGCGTCCATCAAACTCTCGAGGTCTTCAGGAGTCTCTGCCTTCTCGGCGCCCCATTCAAAGAAGGACATCATGTCCATCTGCTCACCACCCATGAACTTCTCAAAGAAGTCCAGCGCATCGTCGACTCCAAGAGCCGCCCCGATGGCCTGGACATCGGCAGATTCCGCGCCGGGGATCTGGCTCGTGAAGATGGGGGTCATCATGTTGTATTGCTGCTCGTACATCGCCTGCATCGCCGTGTCCCAGGCGGTGGTGTCCGTGGGATCCGCGTCGGGGTCTGGGTCGGCGCTCGGCCCCTCCCAGTCCCCGTCGAGGTAATCGTCCGGGGTGATGCCGAGATCCTTGATAAACTCTGCGAGGTCGACAGTGATGTCGTCCTCCCAATACCCAGTCTGCTCTGCCTTCTGGACCTTCTCATTGAGGAGGTCTCGCTTCTGCTGGAGCGTTTCAGTGGTGACGCCGGAGATGGGATCAGTGTATTGCCCGGTCGCTTCCCCGTTGGCCATAGCCCTCTTCAGGGCCTGATCCATCTCGAGCAGCGTTGTCTTGCGCTCGGCCAGGGCGGCTTCGGCCTGCTGGTCGAGCTCTGCGAGGGCCAACTGCCCCTGGGCCACAGACAACTGCCCTGACTGGATCTTGTCGTCGAGGGCCTGGCGCTGCTCTGCGATCGTGAGCTGCCCCTCCTGGACCTCGAGCTGACCCTCGGCCACGGCTTGCTGCCAGGCATTCTGCAGCTTCTGGATCTCCAGCTGCCCCTCGGCTACAGAGAGCTGGCCGGTGCGGATTCTATCGTCGACCTCCTGCTGCTTCTCCTGGATCGCAATCCTGGCTTCCTCGAGGCCGAGCTGGCCTGTCTGGATCTTCTCAGCCAGGGAGAGCTCCCCACGCGCCACGCTCTCCTGCCATGCGTTCTGCAGCTGCTGCAGCTCAAGCTGACCCTCTGCGACAGAGAGCTGGCCCGTGCGAATCAGCTCGTCGACCTCCTGCTGCTTCTCCTGGATCGCAAGCCTGGACTCCTCGAGGGAGAGCTGGCCCGTCTGGATCTTCTCAGCCAGGGTGAGCTCCCCACGAGCTACGCTCTCCTGCCATGCGTTCTGCAGTTGCTGCAGCTCGAGCTGGCCCTCTGCGACAGAGAGCTGGCCGGTGCGAATCAGTTCGTCGATCTCTACCTGGCGCTGCTGGATTGCCAGCTGGCCTTCCTGTACGGACAACTGGCCTGTCTGGATTCTGTCAGCCAGGGAGAGCTGCCCCTCGGCAACGGACAGCTGCCCCAGTCGGACCCGCTCGTCGATGTCGGCTTGTTTGTTCTGCAGCTCCAGGCTCCCGGACATCTGGCCAATGTTGGCCATCGTCGTCAGGTCTGCACGGCGCTGTTCCTGCTCCCGCTCGATCTGCGGCACGTAGACGTTCTCGCTCATCTGGCGATACGACTCTTCCGTGCGATCTCGATAGGTGTCAGTCCGGCTCCCGTCCCCCTGTGACCACCTCAAGCCCTGGCCCTGGAAGTATCTCTCGTCCTGCCGGCGCTGTTTGTCCAGCCGTTTCAGATAGGGCTGCGCGTTATGGTCGAGGATCCTCTGCCGATCCGCGTCGTCTACGGGCCCACCAAGTTGATCCTGCGCCAGCGTCTGCGCCTTCTGTAAAGCAGGAGGCGTCTGGAACTTCGTCTTCGGCTGATTGGGATCATCCGGGTCGTTGGGGCCGCCAAGATTTTCAGACATTTAGGTCATCCTCGTGCTTTTTCGGACCCAGGGTAGGGCAATCGAAGAGATAACATGCGGGGCGCTGTCGGCTTCTTGCTCTGTGATCTCCAAACTGAAGTATCTGCCGCTCGATTTCAGCGGGGCTTGACCTTCAGTCACGGTCGATACAGAGAGGATACTACTGTTCAACACAAAGCTCACGTTCAAAACGTCACCCCCGGCGCCCACCGTCATTGTAGCGTTCGACACCGGGCTGCGGCCCATGGGTTCCACCTTGATCGTGAAGACCTTCTCGGCGGATGTCTCCATGTCCATGGCGATCTGCCGCAACCCCTTCATGCCGGGGTATCCCATGCCCAGGAACCCTGTCTGGAAGGTGGTGATTACACTGGCGCCGTCGTCGTCGTATCCCGTGTCTGCGAAGGTGTGGCCGAAGGCGTCCCAGAGATTCCCATTGTAGTCCCCCATCAGGGTGCGCGGGATGCCATTCTCGTCAACGAAGTTGGTGCCATGGCTGAAGGACATCTTCCCAGAGGTCTGGGAGATGGGGAAGATCGTCCACCCCTCGATCTGGGTGTTCCAGACCAGGATGGAATTGTGGACCGTCGCGGCCGAGGAGTGGGTGACCAGGAACATGATCTCATTCCAGGGCTCACCTCGGACCACGGCGACAATCTTATCGAAGCGATCGCGGTTCAGGAGATCCCAATACGCCTCGATCTCGCGGCCGATGAACTCGTCGCGCCATCCCTGGTTGCGGAAGCCGATGCGGCGGATACCTCTGCGGGTGGCGTAGTAGGTCCACCCATCCTTCGTTGCCACAGAGCTCTTCGAGATGCAGCCCTCTGAACCTTCTACGGGAAAGGCGAGGAAGGGAGGCCCCTCTCGCTCGTTGGGCATCAGGCGATACACCTGGCGCTCATAGAAGGCCAATAGGGCATCCTGGGAGTGCTGCTCCAGGGCAACCCCGTAGGAGTCCCTGGTGGCATCGATGCGGTTGCCGGAGGTCCAATCAAAAGCCCCGTAGGAGCTGAACTCGATGGAGTGCTGGTATATCGTGAAGACATGCCCCCGAAACTCTTTGATGTCCGTAGCGACAGTGGGGGCATTCGGGCCGAGGTCGCCCAAGGCTTGGGCAACCCCGGCTCCAGAATAGGCCCATGGCGCGTTGGTGCCGTCCGTGCCGAGCACGTAGCCACTGGTGCCATCGGTGAAGAACCCAAACCGATACTGGCCGTCGTCGTCTGTGGCCGGGGACAGGGTGCCTGTGATGTCGCTCCAGGAGGTGCCTGAGAGCACTTTGATCGTGCCATTTGAGCAAGCGATCAGCTGGCGCGAGGCGCCAAACTCACGCATCACCAGGCCCTGGTGGGAATTGGCGCCCGATGGCTTGGCCGCCACATACGATTTGTAGCCGTAACGCTTCCGCGCCCGGCCATACCCGATCAGGTGATAGTTCCGCAGCTGCTGCAGATTTGCCTGGGTGCCGCCGAAGATCTTCTGGTTCGTAAGGGAGTCACGATTGTTCTCCCCCTTGAAGCCTTCGATGCGGTGTACACTTCTTTGCCTGGACACGGTGCCTCTCAGTGAATGTAGGACTCGCCCTCAACAGAGCCATACCACCCCGGTGTTGCTATTTGCTCATCGGAGCTTGGCGTGTGATCGTAACCACGCAATTCCGGCAGTCGGTTGCTGTTCCACTGCTGCAGCATCGTGCGAAACTCTGTCTCATCTTCCTGCTGCATCCCGAAGATGATCGCCAGGTCAACGACATCCATGTAGAAGTCGTCGAAGAACTCGAAGTCAGTGGTCTCCCAGTCGGCTGCAGAGGTGACCAGCGCCTCGCCTCGATAGTAATAGCCCTCGAGAGTGGGATAGTCGCTGATGAAACTCGCAGAAGGTTTGCCGGCTACGATCAGAGAGTTGCCGCGGATCGTGGCATACCGAGGCACCACATCCTGCGTGTTGGCATCCCGCCACTGGGAGCCGAGCAGTCGATCGACCTCTTCGATCTCATCCACGAACGTCAGACGGCGACTCGAATCGATCTGCCGAATGGCGTCCATCTGAATCTTCCTGGGGCGCACCAGGGCAGCACCACTCCATACGGCACTGGAGTAGGGATACTCGTAGGTCCCTGCAGTGAGGGTGAGACTGAACTCCTGCTTATGACACGTCCAATCGTTCATCCTCTGCAGATACTTTGCAGCCTGCACGATCCAAAGGGTCACGTCGGAGTAGTCATCTCCCGTAGAAGACGACACGTCCTTGTGGACCCGTGATCCGATGTGAACCCTGACATCCTCCGGTGCGAAGCCCATGCCTCTACCCTTCGATCGCGGCCTCTACGTCCGCCTTGGTGACGGTGCCATCTTTGCCCGTGCCTTGGACCTTCGTCGGATCGACCTCATTCTCAACTGCCAATTCCATCGCGGCCGGCGAGATCTTTACTTCCTCTGGGATCCCTGGGATCAAACCATGCTCCCGGAGAACACTCTCGACCAGGCTCTTGTCCTGAGCAGAGAGGATGTCTGTCGGCTCGGAGTAGCGCGGGGGCATACCATGAGGATTGCCCTGGTCCAGGATTTCGTCGCGGATCTGCGAGGTCTCAAACTCGCGGATCCTTCGATGCTTGTAGACCGGGTTTTCGGGAAAACGAACGCGCCCCAGGACCTTGTGCATCACTGACACATTCCCCTCGGTCCCGATGTATTCGATCAGATACTTGCCTGCCATTGGTGCCTCCCAATGGGGAGAGGGCCGGAGCCCTCTCCCCTGGTGAATTGGACGCTATTGCCGCCGGATCTATCGAGGATAGATCCGCGTGATCACAGCGGTGACTTCGGTGGTGTCAACACCCTGACCATTCGGATTGTAGATCAGCCGAAGGAACCGATTACTACGCACATAGGCTTGGTCCCCATGTGTAGCTGCAGTCATTCCGGTCTGCGCGGTGAACACTGAATCTGGCACCGTGTTGTTGAGCGCCACATACAGTGTGGTATCCGCCGTCGAGGTGGAAACTGTAAAGGCGGTGCTCAACGAGTGCCAAATCGCAGTCTTAGCTTTGTCTGCCGAAACCTGAACGCTGAGAGCTCCAGCGCTGTTGATCGACGTGCCGTGATCGGCTGCCACGAAATTGATAGCAACCTGGGAGGCACCGGCAATCGCAATCGGATAGGTCGTATCCTGCAATGTGCCGGCAATGAACGTGTCGACCTTGACGACAGATCCAGGGATTAACCCGGAGGCAAACCACACCATCGTGTCAGCTCTCGCGGACCCGAGGTGCCCCCCGAAGTTCTCACTACGCAGCTCCTGAGCACCGACAGTGCCGGCGAACAGAGCCAGGGCCAGGAGAGCAGAAATGAAACGTTTCATTGTCATCTCTCCTTAGACCGAGGTGTTGCCATAGACGCTCCAGATACCGAGCGACTGATTGACAGTGGTGGACGCGCCCTGATTCTTCCAGTCAGCGCGGGACCAGCCAGCAATGGCCTTGATCCCGAGACCGAAGGTATCCTCGTAGGCGTCCTCCTTACGGCGCACGAGGCGCGGACGGGCGGTGACGCCCTCTGCCAACGCATCGGAGCCCAGGACGAGACAGCGGTAGGCATTCGCATTCGTGGAGCTCTTGCGAATCCGGTTGTACTTGTGGACATAGACGCCCATGTACTCGGCGTCGGCCATGTCGAACAGAGGGTTGTTCGACGGAGTCGAAGCTCTCTGCCAACCGTGCTGGAACGCTTCACGGAACTCAGAGTCCGCGTTCAAGTCGACATAGTTGTAGGTGTGGACGAGCATGATGAAGCAATCTCGTCCCATGTGCTTGATCGGGTTGATGTTGTTCACATCGCACCAGGCAAACACCCGCCGCAGCTCGGCGGAGGTCAGCGTGTCGGAGCTCGTGACGGACGCATCGTCCGACTGATTCCCGGCATACTGAAGGCTGTTCGACGGCGGATCAGAAGCAGACGCCAACGAGTTCGACACCACGGCCCCGGAATAGCGGTCGTATGCGGCGTCGAGGACAGATTCCTCCATCTCGGCCGCCATCCAGTCAGCCAGCACATCGGCGGCCCGGACGGTCATCTTGAACTCGGTGCGAAGATCCTGGATCTCCGGTGTATTGAAGGACGTGGCATGCTTCATCTGCTCGACCCAACAGTCCATGTTGTACAGCTCCATGGTCTCTTCGTTGTCGATCATCGTCGCAGTGCCATACGTCTGCGCGTCGAGCGACCGCGTTCCAGAAACCGCAGAGCGGTTCGTGGTCAGCTGTCGCTGCATTGCTACACGCACTTCCTGTGCGCGTCGGCCATTCAGAGCTTCCTGGGAAACAATCGGAGTCCCTGAACGGCGCTCAAAGGAGGGCTCATCACCGACATCCGCTCTTACCATCCCCTTCTGCTGGAAGAAGAAGCGGTTCCGGGTCTCACGATGGAGCTTAGAGCTCCACGCAATCCTGGTGAGCGTATTGCCGCTGGCTGTGCCCGTGACGAAAGTCATGTCTTTGTCGTCGCTTTCGATCGGACGGTTTAGATGTATTCCCCGCCGAGCCCACTGGCAAGTCGCTGATCTTTATCCTCAGTGATATACGCAGTGAGTTGGTCGTCGGAGAGGCTGTCGAAAAAGGCCTCTCGTTCGGCCGATTCAGCGGGTAGTTGAGAGCCGATCTCCCACAGCTGAGTTGCCGTCGCGTTCTCCCCAGGCTGTGTAAACCTGGGAGAGCTCGACGTTTCCCCATTCTTACGCCTCTGGGTGAGTCCATCCTGGAACCCAGACTCGCGGTCTCGATTCCTCCAGAACTCACGCCGGATGGCGTAATCTGCGTTGGAGACAGCTTCGCGGTTGAAACGAAACACACCCGAAGCATCCACCTCGCCGTGCCCCTCAGTCCGAAGCGTCTTGTTCATGTGACCCATGATCCGCTTCTGAGTGGCGTCGTCGACAGGAGTGCCTTCGCCCTCCATGTCTGCGAAGTAGTCCTTCACGGTCTGCTCGTTTGCCGCATAGGCGCGTTGCTGTCCGTTTTGCTGCGTCATCCGACCCTCTGTCGCTCTGACAGTGGCCTGCAGCTTACGGTCATACTCGGCGGCCGCCTTCTCCTGCCCTTTGGCCAGCGTTTGGCGCAGACGCGACTGGAGCTCCTGGCGATATGCCTCGGGCTCCTCTGATTCGTTCGGCATTCCAGAGAGATCGATCTGATCTCCCTCTTCCTGCTTCTCTCTCAGCTTACGGTTCTGCTCCAATCGATCAGCCTCACGGGCAGCATTCAGGCGCCCTTCCTCGTTGATCCTGTCGCGCTGAGAGGCCATATCGGCCTCCTGGCGTTTCAGTTCAGCAGAGCGCTGCTCGTTGCTACGTCGCCAGTCCTGGTTGTTTTTGAAATCCGCCAGTTCTGACTTGGAAAACTCCTCGCCGTCGATGGTGACGGTATCTCCCTCCGTTGCCCCAGGCGCCTCTGAACCACCACGCACGGGATGAATCCCGGCGTCAAGAAGCCGTTTGAGGTCGTCAGAAAATGTGGTCATCGTCGTGTTTCTCCTTTGAGCTCGTCAGTCGTTGCCCACTGTGTAGGTCGCTGTCCGTTGGCCCATTCAACGCCGAAGTAGAGGCTGGCGCTGCCTCCACCCCAGGCGGGTGTTACCGCCGGGAACCCCGACGCTGGCCTCGTCGCTGTTTGCGACGAGCATTCCTGGAAGCCCCACCGTTGGCGGCCTTGCGGATGTGTCCTACCCCGCGAGTGCCTTGGTCAACCGTGGCGACTCCTGCATTGGTGTTGGCCTGCTTGGGGCTCTTGCCCCCTTTGCCGTAAGACATGTCGGTCTCCTCAGTATCTGTCGGTTTGGACACGTTGGGTCAGCAGGCCATCGAGCGCCCCGGCGACGTCAACGGCATTGGCCGATGTGGTGGTCAACTCAAGCCACAACACTTGACGCTCACCGAAAATCCTGGCGTTGGGATACGAGTAGATGAAGGGGCCGCCATCGCTGCTGTAGCGTTTCATCTCAGATCTCCTATACGTTCGTCCGGGCGTAGCCCATGCCTTCGCGGCCCATCACGTCGTGCGTGACGCGCATGTCGGTGGCGTGTTCGTCGTCGCCGGTCTCTACCGCGAGGTGCTCTGCGGCATCTCGTTGGAATTGCTCGATGGTCACCGATTTGGCGAACCAGTCGTATTGCCTACAACGGGGGCATGGGTGTGCCGGGTAGCAGGCCGGCAGCCGTATCGGAAGATTCGGATTCAGGATCAGCTGCGCCCTGGGGGTCTGGATGTAGTAGGAGCCGTCGTCGAATCCATTCTTCGCCGGGGCTGTTCCACCTGGGGATCTCGTCGGATCTCCTATGCGGCAATTCCAGCACGTCCGCACGGTGAGATACGGGGAGATGATCCCCACAAGCACCCCGTTGAAATGCACCGCCATGTGCTGCGGCGGAATCTTCTGGGCCCACTTGGTCTGCCAATTCACGAAGATCTTCCACTTCCAGAAACTGGCCTCGAGCACCCCGATCTCCCGTCCCTTGAGCTGCGCTTCCTGGGAGATGGTGGGGTCCATGACGATGTCGTGCTGATGAAGAATCAGCCAGAGCGCCGGTTCAAAGGCATCGGCGTAATCAGGCTCGTCGTCATACTCGTCGAAGGCCGCGTCTGTGATCAGCGGCACATGACCCATCGTGGGGGCTGATTTCTGCCCTGGGATGATGATGTTGGACATTCCGTCACACTCCTCTTACGGGGGGAGGCGGCATGGCTGATCCGCCTGGGCCTGGAGGGGCCATCGCTGGCGCCGGAGGTCCTCCTGGACCTGGGGGGCCACCAGGCGGTGCCGGGGCGGCCATTGACTGCAGCGCCTGCACCATTTCTGCGAACGGCATTCCGAGCTGTTTCTCTGCTGCCTGGATCTGGGCCACGATCTTCGCCTGGTCGTCCGACTCGTCGATCGCCTGCACCAGCTGCTCGTAATTGGGCACCTCGAGCAGTTGCGCGGCCCACTTCAAAATCCCCATGCCGGCGGCCGGTCCCATGTACTGCATCATGTTGGTGACAAGCTCTGCCCGTTCCGCCTTCTTTGCTTCCTTGCCTGAATCGAGACTCAGCCGCAGATCAAACTTGCGGATCTCGTCATCGTTCAGAGATAGGATCACCCCCTTCTCCCCCTTGGGCGTCTGCATCGGCTTCGGAGCCCCTGGCATCGACATATCACCAGGTCCTGCAGGCTCACCTTGTGCCTCACGTAAGGCAAAGGTGTCCTTCGTAGACTGGTCGTCATTCCCCATGAAAATGGTGTATGGCACCTCGGAGGTGCTCGACGCCTTGGGCGAGATCCGCGCAAAGCGCTTGCCTCGGAAGAACTGCATAATGACCTGGATGCGAAGCTGTGTCGCCTGTGACATCCCGGATTCGACATTCTTGCGAGGGATCGTTGAGAAGAGGTCAGCGTCTGCCTGGAGGGCTCTTACCGCTTTCCCGGATAGCTCGTACCTGGGAGAGTTGCGGTTGACATCGCTGACGGTGGACATCTTGTCCTTCATGTCCGTCAGGAACTGGATCCCCTGCTGCCACAGCTGCGCGGTCTGCGCGTTGGATCCCACAAACTGCGGAGGCGCCTGGCCTGGGTATCCGTAGATCTTCTGGATCGGCTTGCGGCCTATCTGGTCGATCTTGCCCTCTTCCCCCTTGGGCATCATGCCCTTGTTGAGCCAGAGGAATTGGCTATTCTGGATGAACATCGATTCGGCATAGCGGGACATCATCTGATTGATGAAGTCCTGGTAGCCCATGAGGAACTCGACATCCCCGTGCGGGTGTGTCTGGTCAGGATCGTTCGATCCCATGTAGAAGGCGAAGGGATATTCACCGTGGCCGCCGAGAGAGTCGTCGTAGACTGAGGTCTTCTTCTTCGCGGCTATGTGGTCATTGATGATGACCGTCTTGGTGAGGGTGCTCTCCTCGATCTTCTCGTCCTGGTAGAGCTCCTGTTCCTGCGGCGTGAGGCGCCGTTTGAAGTCCGCCACCGTGCCGGGCCGCTGGATCGCATCTCCTTCTGGGTCCTCTGGATTGACATCCTCCACCATCCAGAGCTTGCCGCGAAGGAAGAATCGCTTCACCCACTTCCATTCCTTCTCCCAGTGCTCTCTCCGATATGCCTTCTTGTAGCGCTGGCTTGGGATCGTCTGGGAGTCTGCCCTGGCATTGAGCAGGGTCCTGTATTGCTCGAATCGAGCCTGCTCGAAAGCCTCGGTGAAGAACCCAGGCACGTCGGCCCG